GAGTCCAATGCTAACTTACCTACTCCAACGGCAATCAAAGCTTTACCAAATTCAGCCCCAAAATCAAGTACTATACCTAACATAGCCTGTAATCCTGATTTTAATGTTCCTGTACCCGCTGCCATAGCTCCTAAACTTTCTCCCATTGTTGCAAATCCTGTTTTTAAGGATTCACTCATCATTCCACCAACATCTACGGTGGTAGCCGCTGTATTTTTCATTTCAGCAGCTAAAGTCCTATACTCCTCTCCAAGTGTCTCAATAGCTGCTTTATTAGCTGGTAATCCTTGTTGGGTTAATTCATCAATTTTCTGTTTTAATAATTCCGCTCTGGTTGCATTTTCATCAAAAGGTTGACCAAATAAAGCCGCCGAATTTTTAGCAAAACCAAACTGAATATCAACATCCTTTAAACTATTGGATAACGTTTTATATGAATCAGCCACCTTACCTAATCCTACGGGAGCGGCTACCTTTTCGAATTGATCTTTGGAGGTGTACATTGATACAAATGGAGTGGTTGAGTCTTGTTTCATTTTTGTTTCATCTTTTTTACCTGATGATACTAAACCTGTATTTAATAAGCCTCCGTCAGAAGTAGCATTAAAACTTTCCTCCAATTGCTTTCTAGCGGCTTCTCCAGTTTCTTTTGCAACTCCAACCGCTTTTTCACTTGCTAATATTTTTTGATAATCAGGTGATTCAATTGCATCCAATTGTTCCTGATACTTTGATTTAATACCCTTAGCTTCATCACCAATAGCAGTAGTAACTTTTAAAAACTCATCCTTAAAAGCGTCACCAATGCTTTCTCCCTTCATTACTCTTTTAATCGTATTCCAGATAACTTCCGCCAGTTTGGGAATAGCTGTGAAATAGGTTTTAATACCTAGCCACATTAACTCTGCTCCCATTTTAATCTCAATCCAAGCTTTTTGAAAAAAGGATGACACTGATAAAGCTACATATTTAACCACAGCCCTGAAAGTTTCACAATTTTTCCAGAGTTTAACAATTAAAATACCTAAGGCAATAGCGGCCGTAGCAATTAAAATAAAAGGATTAGCTTTCAAAAAATTCATGGCTATTTTTAACCCTTCTATACCTGTTTTTAACTTAGGGATTAATGTCATAATACTACCGATACCTAATAATAAAGGACCAATAGCCGCTACAACCGCTCCAATACCTATCATCCATTTCTTAGTGGTATCATCTAATCCAACTATCCAACCCATTAATTTAGATACTGAACTAATTACTGAATTAATAGTCGGTAACATAATATTTCCAAAACCAATTGCAATACCTTTTAAATTAGTCATTGCCTGAGCCATTGTTTGTGCGGGATTTTCAGCCATTGATAATGCGGTTTCCAACTCACCCGAGGCATTTGATGTGGCTTTTATGGCTTCCTTTAATTTATCAGTTTCAGAGGATAATGCCATGAATGCTTGTTTAGCCTGCATGTCCTTTAATTCAATAGAATCAAGCCATGCCGTTTTTTCCTGATCATTCATAGATCCCATTACTCTACCAACGTCGGTCATAACATCGGCTAAACTTCTCATTTTTCCCTCAGTATCAAAAACAGCTACTCCCGAGGCTTGTAAACCCGCTTGTATATCGACCTTTCCAAGTGCTGAAAAAGCATTTTGAACCAACATTGATGAACTTGCCGCATCATTACCCTTAGCGGTCATATAAGCAAAGGTCCCTGCTACTTCCTTATAATTTACTCCTAAAGCTTTTCCTGAGGATATAAGTCCTGGAATATAATTGGCAAAATCTTTAAATTCTCCAGCTCCTACTCTTTTTGCAGCAAATAAAGTATTTAACACCTCGTCCGCAGAAGCACCTCCTTTACCAATTGCGGATAAAGACATTGCCAAAGCTCCTGATACCGTTTCAATCTCAGTAAATCCAGCCTTAGCTCCTTTTAACGAAGATTTAAAAATTTCCATTGATAACGTTGCATCACCTACGTTAGATATAATGCCTTCAAAAGCTTGCGGAACTTTAGCTAGGTCTGCCCCTGATTCAACTCCTAATTTATAGATTTGATCGGATAAAGCTTTCAATCCTGCTTTAGGTAATTGTGCTGTGGTATTTATTTTAGCCATCCCTTCTTGCCAATCCATTGCCATTTTTCCAGCGGCAATACCTATTCCAACTAAGGGTAATGTTAAACCAATACTCATTTTTGTGCCTACGGATTTCATTGAATCACCAATACTTGTCAATCCTCTGAATTGATTTTTTAAAGCTTCTGCATTCTTTGAAGCTTGATCCGTAAATTTATTTAAAGCATTATTTGCCTCACCTAAAGCTCCTTTAAGTGGAGATATATCTCCACCTATGCTTGCCATTAATGTACCAATACTAATTGTTCCCATAATATCACTTTTTTAAAGGAATGCCAAATGCGGCAAATAATGCTTTTTTCATTTCATCAACAGGTTGTGGTTTCTTTGTCTGAGAATACTTTTGTTTATACTCCTCATCCCAACCAAATAATTCTACATCCGTGTTTTTCTTTAACAATCTTTTTAATGATCTTCCTGACATATTCCAACTGTGCCTAGTTAACCATCGAGCCACTTCATAAAGTAACTTGTAATTGGAGGAATCAACATCATTAATTACCTCTATTGCTTCACTAAACTCCCGTGGACTGAGTTCATAAAAATCATTGATGCTTATATGTAATCGGGCAATAGCTATACCGGCAAGCCGGTTATAATCAATTGAATCTATTAACCCTTCAATGCCTTTTTTGATGATATAGGTAACTCCCCTCCTGTTGGAGCTTTGAAAAATTCAGGGATTAATTTCACAAATTCCTGCCAACAGTAATCAATAATATCCTCCATCTGTTCCCGTTTGATAGTGAATGGGAAACCCATTACCTTATGTCCTTTTTCCAAAGCATAAAACAATAAAGATTCCTGCGCTTTATAATCATCGTCCGGGATGTTGTTAAAATCAATACCATCCTTTTCCTTTAACATTTTCAAAACATAATAAGATACCCTAATTGGGAATTTTTCTGTTTCCTCTTTTCCTGTAGTTTCATCGAATGAGACTTTTCCAGTTTCATCCATTTTCACCAAACTAATATACTTTATCATGATTAAAATTTTTATATGATTAATAATTTAAAATATAAACCCTGATTAGGTTACTGTTTTAATTCCTTAGGCCCCTGAGGATCCATCAGATACTACGGGCTTCCCTGAAATCTGGATGGTAACGTCTGAGGTTATTTTGTCAGCTACAGGAATTGCCAATCCTAGTTCACTTACATTTCCTTCAAATTCAATCGTGGTCATGATTTCGTCAGGTAAAACAATTTGGTAATTTTGTTTTGTGTCTGATTCAAAATCCGCATCCATAATATCATACGTAGCTTTGGTAAAATTCATGCTCAAAGAACATGTACCTGCCTCTTTTAGACCGCCAATAAATTCTTTGTATTTATCGGGTGATTTTAAGTGGGTTACTTCCACCATTTCTTTTGCTTTGTTAGGACCCCCTACCTCGGTTATCTCTGCAATTAATTGCCATTCCGAAGATCCTGAAGACCACCTACTGAACGATGTGCCTATGCCAACTACGGCGTTACTGGCTACTTCATCTGCCATAATTTACCTCCTTTGTGCGTTAATATTAATTATTATCTTAACTCTATTTAAATCATCCCATTCCAATACTACTGGAGTAGATGCCTGTATTAATGAATAATATGTATTGTTAATTGTTTCATGGGCTTTCCCATTAAAATAAGTCATTAGTGACATTCCTAAGGTCATCGCATCATCATAACTTACATTCCTTATCCTTATCTGACAGGAATCATAATAATAAACCCCTTTATCCATATTTAATTCACTTGGACTCCCTGGCGTATCAAATAGGGTAACGGTATTAATTGGTTTTGCCGGCTCCCTTGCGATGAATAAATTATTAGCAAACTCCAATCCAAATGATGAACTATCACCTGTAATAAAGTCCTTTATGTCAATTGATAGAGCATTCATATTTTTATATTATCCTTAATTATTTGTAACATTTTACCTTTATTATTATTTAATGCCATTTCCAAAAACTTAGGACCTGCTCCCGGTCTTTGAAAATTAGCATCCATATTTTCATGGATCCAAAAGGCATAGTTAGCACCAAATCCTAATGCCACCATTTCCTTTCCTGAACCAGAGGCTATCGTTGATAATTCAGAGGTAAATGCTGAATTATTACCAGAATTAAGAACTTGACCGCCAGAGGTAACCATTGAGAAACTAGACCTTAAATTACTTGTATCTACTGGTATTTTAGGTGTATCTTTTTCCAT